ACGGCGCGGCTTATTCTAGGGCCGGACCTTGCTCTCTCCGTTGGAGATGCTACCGCACTGCATCTTGGCTACGCCATTGACGGCACGCGACCCGGCCTTTTCTCCAACACCATGGCTGCGACGCTGGTCTACTCCGGCACACAGGTGGAATACCCGCCCGCCAGCGGCTTGTTCCAGCCCATCGTGCTGCCGCAAAATGAATGGCACGCGACCTGGATCGGCTTTGACACGGCGCGCGGCGTGCAGGTGATGCGTAATGGCGTCACGGCGGCGGAGGGTCTTGCCACGGTCAACACGCTTTACACCGCGCCAATGCTGTCCGCGCCAATACGCATCGGCGATTTTGCCGGAAACGGCGCGGCGGCTAAGCGGGCGCATTTTGATATGCAGACTTTGATGATCTTGGATCGCAATCCGTTCTCGCTGTCCATGGCTCCGGCGCGCATCGCCTTTAATCAATTGCAGGCGGCGCAATGGGGAATTGCCATGCAGGGCGGTGGCTGAGGAAGGAGTAAAATAATGGACCGCAAAATCTTCTTTAACGCAATCCGCAACCCACTGTTTGAAGAGAAATTTAAACAAAGCCAAGTCGCCGGCATCACTCGTCTGCTTGACGTTTGGGATAAGTTCTATGCCGTCGATGGGAACTGTGAAGAACTGGCCTATGATCTGGCTACAAGCTACCATGAAACGGCAGCGACAATGCAGCCGATTATGGAGCGCGGCCCTCGCAAGTATTTCGACAAATACGAAACCGGCACACGGCTGGGCAAGATACTTGGCAACACAAAACCGGGTGATGGGTTTATCTTCCGGGGCGAAGGCGATGTTCAGAATACAGGCAGAGCCAACGCGGCCAAGGCAACAAGGCGCTTGAACAAGATGTTCGGATTGAACATTGACCTTGAGACCAATCCGTCATTGCGCGGTGATCCAATGATTTCGGCTCATTCGCTGTTTTTGGGAAACCGCGAAGGCTGGTGGACCGGCAAGGCGTTGGGCAGGTTCATTGACGGCAAAGACGAGGCCGACGATGTGGACGTAAAAGAATACCTTGCGGCGCGCAGCGTTGTTAACGGCTCCGATAAGGCACAGAAAATCGCCAACTATGCGCTTGTGTTTGAAAACGCGCTGCGCAAAGCAGGTTATGACAAATTTGGCGTATCCGGCATGTCGGCGAACTTAGAGAACTTCGACACGCCAGCGCCAAAGCCTGCCTCATCCATTCCCGCGCCTGAACCTGTAAAAGGCATGATTGGAATTCTGAAATATCTTCTCGCTGCTCTGGCGGCAATGTTCAAGAAAGGAACATGACTATGTTAAAATATTCTAAATTCATTGTCGCTGGTGTTATGGCTGTGGTGCAGTTTGTTCGGACTTATTCTGGCGTTGATCTTGGCTTGGATGAAACGACTGTCAGCTCAGTTATTTCCGCATTTACGGCAATACTAGTTTATCTTGTTCCAAATAAAGTATGAGTGAGTAGTGGAAACTGATACTAAATGGCTGATTGGGCTTTCGCTCACATTAATTCTTGCCAGCGCCGGATTTCTGATCGCGGCGCTGTCAAATCTACATGGAAGGATTAATCGTTTGCGTGAGGAAATGTCGAAAGACTTTGTGCGGCGAGCCGATCTTGATAGCCATCTGTCAAGACTTGACCAAAATGTTAATGAGTTTCGCCGCGAGTTGCACGGTATCGATGAAAAACTGCAAATGAATTTTAAAGAACTTATTTCAATGATGAATAAGCGTTAGTATAAACTATTTTCTTGGCCTTGGTTCGTAACAAACTCCAATCGCGGCCACGTGCTGAAGTTTGAAAATCCCTGCCTTTGTCATCACTTCAAGTATCTTCGCCACTTCGTGCGTAGGCGCTCGCTGCGATATGAACTCGATAAGGATTGCCTCAGGAATGGGCTTTTTCTTTTTCATCCACTCGGTATAGGCGTAATACCATACCTCGTCGATGACGCGAGTACTGCCACCCATTGACATGGCCTTGAATATGTCCGGCATGGCGGCTTCAGTTTCGATAAGCCAGTCAAGGGCCTCGGCGAAATGATCCACGGTAACGATCAGATCGTTACTCGTACTCACGCAAGCAGCGATGCAAAGTTTAAGCAAATGCTGTTGGCGTCGAGAATTGTAATGGATGAGCTTCGGATGCTCTGGCTCGGGGGCAAACTTTGAAGCGGCCCAAGCACGGAACGCGGCAACAGCCTCGTCCGAGAATTTAACATTACCGAACAGATCGCCTATCTCAGTGAGGTCTTTAAGCAATGCCTCGTAAAGCGGAACATTTGGTTCGATAGCGTCGAATAAATCCACATACTCACCATGGCCAGAATAGACAAGCATTGTGCGGGATATAAAGCCTTGATCCCAAGCGCCTTCGGGCATGAGGTTATTTAGGTATGATGGAGTGGTCGCGGCGAGAATGTTCATCTGCGGAGCGGCCATGGAAAATTTTCTATCTCCTGTGCGCCGACGTTCGGAGTAGCGCTTGCAGTCGTAAATGTCTGTGAGAACGTTTATGAACTCATTGTCGTAGGCCGGAACGAGAACGCCGAACTCGTTAGCGATGATGGTGAGAGAATTAAAATTCACAACAGATGGGTTATCCTGCGGGCGGATGATCGTTCGCTTGGCCTCGTTAAGTTCATCCATCATAGAGGCTTTGGTTACTGAAGAGGGGGCAATGTGGTGGGAGTCAAGCTTAGTAAGGAAGTCGTATGCCGCTGACGAAGCAATGGTTTTACCTGCGCCTGCCGGGCCCACGAGAATTACATAGAGACTTGGATAGAGAGTGCCTTTGTTTGTGACTATCGCTACCTTTCGCTCGAGCGCTGACATGACAGTAAATATCCCCGTCCAGCGGCGGAAGATGAGTGGCGATCCAGACTTCTCAGTATACTCTGTAAAGCCGTCTATCCATGATGCAAGTTTTCGCACTACATTCCCCGAATTGAAAATTTCCAGTTTAAGTCCGTGCGGCGTCGATCATCGTGGCCTTTGTATTTGATAAGGCCATCGAGATTTTCTTCGCTTTTATCTCCCCAATTCCAACCGACCTTGGCCTCTGTGGGCACAATAAATTCTCGGTCACGTTTAAGGATTAAAGGGACTCGTAATATCTTAAGCGCCCACGGCACGATAATGTCTTCGAGTTCTTCAGGATATTGAAAAAGGACACTGTCATGGACTTGGACTAAAAGTTGAACTTTGTTTGCGCGATAGAGGTTAAGAAGGCCGATGTTGATTTCTTCTGCTGTCATGGATTGAGGGGAATAGGCTACTGCTTCGCGGATGGTGGACTCATCAGTGTGGCGGCCAAAGAAAAATCTGCGTCGATTAAATAGAGTGGTGAGGGAGGCGCGGTCTTTAATTTCCTGTCGAACGTATTTGTGGTATTGAGGAATGCAAGGAAGGGCGGAGAAGTAATTTTGCTGGAATGTCTTGACTTCGGCAACAGGCACTTTAGCGTGCTTGGCCATTGTCTGAGGCATTCCAAGATAATTACTTCCGTGTCCAAGTCGTTTGTCCAGATCTCGATAAGAATAGTTCCGATAGTATAACTGGTCTGCGATAAAACGGTTGGCCTTGGCATCGTCGGTCCAAGGAAGAGTTGGTCGGGCCATGCGTGAGACCTGGGTGTGGAGGTCACCGGACTCGCATAAGTCGAGATAACCGCCCGCAAACTTCTCGCCAAACTCTTCAAGAAAATTCTCCCAGCAAAGGGCGCCGAGGTTACGACTATCGGCTTGTTCGAGGTCAAGATTTCCGAATTTCATTCCTTCATCGGCGACGAAGACGGATCGAAGGTCGCGGTCGATGTTTTGAAGATTTCCGCCTGTGCCGAAGTCGGAAAGGGAAGATGAAAGCCGGCCAGTGTTTGTTCCTGCAATGTTAAAGTTCGTCCGCATCCGATTGTCAGGATCGATCTCGGTCTCCAGCCATGAGCGTTTCTTTTCAATGTCGCGGAGGATTAGAAGATGAGCGATAACGGGCTCGGCGATGTAGTAGATGGAAAGTTTTTCCAGCGAAGTGCGATCAGTCGAAGGCATCATTATGCCGTTTTGATTACGCTTTTTCTGGACTGGAAGGCCCATGACTTCGTAGAGTAGGGTTTTTACCTGCGTGGGCGAACGCCACCAGAGTTTGTTTTTCTCGAAGTCATTAACGACTGGCATTCCTATTCCGTCACGGACGATCTCGGTGAGCTGGTCGGAAAGCTGGCGGATTTGTTTTTTGTATTTGGCGAGGACCTCGCTGCGTCGGCGCAGGTTAACACGAAGACCTCGCGTGGACATCTCGAGAATGGGTGCTTGCATGGCCAGAGAAAACGCGTAGGTATTGCCTGATATGTTGTCGATCTGCCGAGTAAGCTCGTCTCGGATTTCCAGCGTAACGCAACAATCTAAGCCATTATAAACCCAATCGGTTTCGTTCCGAGTGAGCTGCGTGTCACGGGTTATTGCGCTGGTGTCAATTATACGCATTAGAAGGCGCTTCGAGTTCAGGATTGATTTCGGTGAAGTCCGCGTTGAAGTGGACTACGGGGATGCGGAGTATCTTGGCGACGTTGAGTTCGAGCTGGACGCCTTTGGACTCCTGCCAGCCCTTAAGCTGAAGGTTGAATAGAGTGTCGCACCGGCGGAGGAGGTTTAAGTTGAATGTGGACCAGAAGTCTGCGTCGCCGGGAAGGTTGTTTTCCTGCGCCATGCGGTAGCCGTAGACAATGGGGGAAAAGACGATGAGGTTTTCCTGCTTAATCATGTGGATGACGAATGACTCGGCGAGAAGGAACCGCGTCTTCTGGATGAGAGGGTCTTCGTGAGAAAAGGGTGATGCTACGTAAATCATTTTTTTTTTTAATCCTCCAGTCTGACATTGTTAATATCTTCCAGACTTACTTCAAAATAAGTTATCTGATCTTCCTCTTGTAAACGTAAACGTAAAATTTTTTCATAGTCAATCTTAGCTAAAATAATCGTCACTTCAGCTTTTGCGAGTCTCATTCGATCTAGAACTATTTCTTTGTAAGCCACTTTCAGTCTTCCTTTTTAATTGTCTCATGCTTGCTTCGCATGAATTTCCATGGGGCTTCTTGGGTGTAGATGGATGCGAGAAAGCCGAGACTCTTTTCCATCTCGGGTTGCAGAGCGTGATGCAAAAGCATCGTGTCGTCAGTGGCGTACGGGCACGGTATCCCATACTGCTTCCAGAGAAAATGCATGTCGTAGAGACCGTTCTGGAATATGAGTTGTTTTTGTAAACCGCACATACGCCTGATCCAAGCCCACGCTTTCATTTCCTCTTCGAGGGTTCGCCAGTAATTACCATCACCGGATTTGGGGTTGTATATTGGAACCACCAGACATCTGTCATGCGTCGGCGCGAAGCCAATACAGGTGATTTGGTTTTGGCGGGTCTCAATGTCGATGGAAAGTTTTGGGGAAGAACGAATATGTTGGTATTCGAAGGTGATGAGGTCTTGGAGTGTGGGCTCGATGTGGATAAAACGTTGGGGCTTGCGGTAGACGCTGTCGCTTGACGCTGCTCGAGCCTTGTCAAGATCGCTAACAACAATAGGACGTAAAGTATAATCGCGAGCCACAGCCGAAGGACCCCAGGTAGGGAGGACTTTGACATTGTTTCTTCCTTGAACCACGGCGCCGCGAATTTGCTTCACGCCAGTGGTGTTGAGCATGGCCCATGAAGCTGCGGGGCCGAGAGTGATTATGATGTTTGGCTTAACTTCATCTATCTCACGGTAGAGGCGCTCGAGTTCGGAAAGGTATTTTGCGTTGATGTATTTTCCTTTGCCGACGCTTACGCGGTTGGGGATGCCTTCGGCTTTGGAACCGGTCAATGTCTGCACGTCATTGCAGACAAAAGCAAACACGGCGGTGGAGTGGCAGGATTTAAAGTCAATCCCCGCCTGTTTGAGCATGTTGCGGAACAAGAAGCCAGAGGCACTCGAGAACAATGTTCCTTCGTGCATGTCTTCTTGTGTCCAAGCCTCGGCGAGTAGAAGTATGTCAGGCATGATATGGTTTATCCACGGTGTTGATTAGCCATACGGAGACTTAAAAAAGCAGGTAATCAAATCGTTCACTAATTTTTGACTCAGTAGTTTCGCCAAGAATAAACTCAACATCAACAACATCACCGTCTTTGAGTGCTGTCCAATTTTCCGTAATATAGTTGTGCGCATTTGCGTATGTTCGGTCTGTCCAACCATAAGGATCATTGTTGGCTTTTTTGCCGCCGTTGGCGTGAGTGAGCATTATATTTGGGCGTCCGTCGCAAGGGAAACCATATCTACGCAAACCCCAGCGCTGGAAATCATTCTCAGGGTTCATATCAACAC